CGCCGCCTTCCGGGCGCTCACGCTCTCGGGCTCGGGCTCCCTGGAGGCCGCGGCGGCACCGGCCGTCCCGGCATCCCTGCCGCTGTCCGGGACCGGCGCCCTCGGCGCCGGAGCATCCCCGGGCATGTCGGCCGACCTCCCCCTGTCCGGCGGCGGCACGCTCGCTGCCGCCGGTATTCTTCCCGGCTACCCGGCCCAGATCCAGATGGCCGGTTCCGGCTCGCTGGCCGGAACGGTCACCGCGGCAGGCACCCGCGCCGTCCTGGCACTGTCCGGGTCCGGCACCCTGGCCACGGCCGCCGTGCCCGCCCTGGCCTCGGCCGTCGACCTTGCCGGCAGCGGGACGCTGCAGGCCTCCACCATCCCCGGGATGACCGCGGCCGGAGTTCTCTCCGGCGACGGCGTGCTGACGGCCAAGGGCACCGTCCTGGTCTCCATGGTCCTGTCGGGCGACGGCGACCTGGCCTGGCAGGTGCTCCCCCCGAAGGACATCACGATCTCCGCAGCCCTGGCCCCGCCACGCTGGAGCGGGGCTCTCGAAGCCCCCCGCTGGCAGGCCAACCTTGAAGGACCGCCGTGACTAACACCTACCTTTCCACCTCCAAAGAGTTCCAGGCCCTGACCGTCACCAAGACGGTCGACGGGGTCAGCACCCCGGTGACCGCCGGCGTCCAGTACGTCGCGGTGCGCAAGGGCCAGCCCCTCGACGCCGGGACCCTGCGGCCGGTCCTTACGCTCGGCGGCAGGATCGGCTTCTACACCGACACCCTCACCGCGGGCTGGTGGGAGATCGCCGTCAAGGTGATCGACGCCCCCGAGGAACCCCTCGTCCCCTGCGGGCTCATCCACATCAAGTGAAACTCACAAGGTTCACAAGATTCACCTACATTCACCCCGAAGGGCCCCGTTGAAAGTCACCGTCTGGACCAAGTCCGAATGCAGCCAGTGCACCATGACCAAGAAGTTCCTGGACCGCAAGGGTATCGACTTTGAAGAGGCGGACCTGGAGACCAGCACGCCGGAGCAGCTGCAGAAGTTCAAGGACGACGGCCTGATGCAGGCCCCCATCGTCGTGCTGGGCAACAACGGCCGCACGTGGGCCGGCTTCCGGCCTGACCTGATCGAGGAGCTGGCCAGCATTGTCCGGGTGGCGGAGTGACCGCCGGTCCGCCTGGAGCGGGTCCACGCGCAAAGCTCGACTGCCCGCTGACTGGGACCGCCTGCGGGCGGTTGTGCTGCGTCGGTGCGGACATCGTTGCGAATGGATCGAGAACGGATTCCGCTGCCTCGCCGCTGCTACCGACGTCGACCACATCCTGCGGGGAGACCTGCACGAGCTGTCCAACCTCCAGGGGCTGTGCTCCAAGCACCACTTAGCGAAGACCAGCAGCGAGGCCAATGCCGTGCAGGCGGAGCGCAGGAAGCTCCTCCGCCTCCCCGAGGAGAAACAGCCCGGGGTCATTGACGGCCCTCCCCAACCACCCACACACCGAGGTTTCTAAATGCCTGGACCCATTCCCAAGCGCAGCGATGAACGGACGAGACGCAACAAGCCTGAGAACGAAGGCGGCGTCTCCCTGAGCAAGGGCGAGCGTGTCCCGTACCGGGTGCCGCCCGTCGACAGCGCCTGGCATCCCCGGGCCAAGCAGTGGTACCGCTCACTATCCCGCTCCGGGATGCGCGAGTACTACGAACTCTCCGACTACGAAATGGCCAGAGTCCTCTGTGACGCCCTGACCGAGTATTACAAACGCCCCTCCGCGATGATGCTGGCCACCATCCTGCAGGGCATGACCTCCCTCGGAGTCACCGAGGGTGAACGCCGGCGCATGCGGATCGAGCTTGAGTCCCCCAAGGAACTTGAGACCTCCGCTTCCGTAACGGCCATTGACACATACCGCGAGCAGCTGGGGGTCCAGGAGGCCTGACCCTGCCCGCTGAAAGGGTGGGCCCAGGTGGCCGACGCTTCACTTACGCCTGAAGAAATCGAGCAGATCGAGCCCACGGCTGAGAATGCTCTCAAGTACTTCCCGCCCTCCTTCATCGGCCCCACGTGGCAGAAGGATGAGGCGGGCAAATGGCTGCTGCCCGAGAAGACTCTCGGCTGGGAGATCCTTGGATGGGTCGCCGAATGGCTGACCTTCTCCGACGACCGGCCCTGGATGGCAACGCCCGAACAGGCCCGATTTATCCTGTGGTTTTACGCACTCGACCACCGCGGAAAATTCAAATACAGGAAAGCCGTTTTGCAGCGCATGAAGGGCTGGGGAAAAGACCCGCTTGCGGCCGTCCTGTCAATTGTTGAATTGATCGGCCCCAGCCAGTTTTCGCATTGGGATGCCAATGGCAATCCGGTCGGGAAGCCCCACCCGGACGCTTATGTCCAGGTCACTGCAGTCTCGGAATCCCAGACGGAAAACACCCGCGACGTGTTCCCCGGGTTGATTCCCACGCGCACACGCCAGGCCTTCAATATGGATGTCCAGAAGGAGGTAATTTACGCCAATGGCGGTAAGCAGAAGCTGCGCACGATGAGTGCCAACTTCCGTTCCGCCGAAGGCGGCCGATTATCTGAGTCACATTCTGCATTGCTAATGAGACCCACCACTGGACGCCGGGCCAACGCGGCCCGCAATTCATGAACGTTATTACCAACAACCTTACCAAGGTCAAAGGTCGGCTCCTGTGCATCACTAACGCCTACGAGCCTGGTGAGGAATCCGTCGCGCAGACCATCCGCGAGGAGCAGGAAAAGGTGTGGGCCGGCCTTGCCAAGCCGTCAGGTTGGCTGTATGACTCGCTCGAAGCCCACCCGGATGCCCCACTTACCGAGGAGTGGGCTACCCATGTCGTCTCCACGATCCGGGGGGACGCCCACTGGCTCGATGTCGAGGACATCGTTTCTGAGATCCAGGATGGGTCCAAGACCACAGCTTCCAAAAGGCGCATGTGGTTTAACCAGATTGTTTCTTCTGGAGATTCCCTCATTACCGTGGCCCAGTGGGACCGCATTCTCCAGCCCGGCTGCTACGGCGATAAGCGTGACCTGAAAAAGGGCGATGCTATTGTCATGGGATTCGACGGGTCGAAAACTGATGATGCGACCGCCCTGGTCGCAATCCGCATTTCGGATAATCTCATTGTCCCGCTGGGAATCTGGCAGAACCCGGACCCTTCCCGGAAATGGGAAGTGCCAATTCCCGAGGTCGAGTCGGAAGTCCACCTCGCATTCCAGATGTACAAAGTTCATGCCTTCTTTGCCGACACGGCCTATTGGGAGAGCCAGGTCGACACCTGGTCCGATTTGTACCGTGAGCGGCTGCTGGTCAAGGCAAGCCCCCGCTCCACCGTGGGCTTCGATATGCGCGGCAACAAGGCCCGAATTTCCCAGACAACCGAGGCCTTTGTCGGCTCGATCCTCGACGGCCGCGTAAAGCAAAACGGCCACCGGCTGATGCGAATGCACGTTTTGAATGTCAAAAGGCGCACTAATTCCTATGGCCTCTGGTTTGGAAAATCATCGTCGGAGAGCCCGCGCAAAATTGACGGGTTCGCCGCCGGCTTCCTGGCCTACATGGCACTGACCACCCTCGCTGAGTCCGGCAAGAAACTCCCCAAGGAGTACAACCGCCGGCTGATTACCTTCTAGTACTGGTTTGGTACCACACCAGTACCACGCCACCCCTCTTAGGAGAACCATTGCCGACCTTCGACGAATTTTCCCGGGGGCAGCGGGACCAGATCTATGCCAACCCGGACGTGAAGGCCGGCAACTTCGATCTGAAGCTGGTCGAGGACATGTTCCTCACTCTCAGCCACGACCGCGCCGAGTACGACCTGTGCCACGACTACTTTGAGGGCCGCCAGCTCCTGCCGTACGCCCCCCGCAACGCCACCGCCCAGATCAAGGACCTGCAGCGGAGGAGCATTGCAAATTGGATTCCCCTGCTCGTCAATTTGCCATCGCAGATGTCATTCGTGGACGACTACCGCCGGCGGGCGGCCGGGAAGCTGGAGCGCAAGCCCCAGGACTCCGCGGAAAACTCGAACACCGAGTGGGTCCTGTGGCAGAAAAATCGCATGGATGCCAGACAGGCGGTCGTCTACCGCTCGGTGCTGACCTACGGCCACGCCTTCGTGGCGGTGAACAACATCGACCCGAAGAACATCACCTTCGACATCCTCTCCACCCGCCACACTGTGGCGTACTTCCGCGACCCGGTCAACGACATCCGCCCGTCCCACGTGCTGACGATCAAGAGCTACCCGCGCGATGAGAAGATCCCCGGCCTCGCCGTCCTCTGGGACGACGTCTACCGCTGGGAGATGGTCTACAGCGTGGACGGGAAGTTCGTCGTCAAGGGCAAGCCGTTCAAGCACGGCCTGGGCAAGTGCCCGGTGATCCGCTATACCTGCTTCCTCGATGATGAAGGCCGCACCCGCGGCGTCGTCAAGCCCGCCATTCCGCTACAGGACCGCCTGAACCAGGCGACGTTCTCCACCAATGTGACCAGTGATTACGGCGCGTTCAAAGTCCGCTACGCCGCCGGCCTGGTGCCTTCCTTCAGGAAGGACGAGAACGGCGAGCTGATGCTGGATGCGAACAACGAGCCGATCCCGGAACCGATCGAGGTCTCCCAGGCCGCGATGCTGATCTCTGATGATCCGCTGACAAAATTCGGGCAGCTGGAAGAGACCCCGCTGGACGGCTATATCCGGCAGGAGGAGCAGGCCGCGCGCAACTTCACGACCCTGTCCCAGTTCCCGCCGCTGGCCTCCATCTCCAACCTGGCCAACCTGTCGGCCGAAGCCTGGGCCGCGGCCGAGGCGCAGTTCATCAGGTGGATCGACTCGCTGCACGTTTCCCTGGGCGAGTCCCACGAGGAGCTGCTGCGCACCGGGGCCCTGGCCGCCGGCGACAAGGCAGGCGCCGAATCCTACGGCGGCGAGGTCCGCTGGCGCGACCAGACCACCAAGACTGTGGCGGTGATGATGGACGCGCTCGGCAAGGCAGCGACCATGCTCGATGTTCCGCGCAAGGGCTTGTGGCCCATGATCCCGGGCGTCACCAACGGCATGCTCGATGACTGGGACCAGCTCCACGATGAGCAGGTCCAGGAGCAGCAGGAGCAGGACGTGAAGCTCGCGCAGGCCACCGCCGCGCGGGCCCAGAGAGTCTCGGGTACCCCGAAGCCGACGTCCCCCAACGGGACGCAGACCAAGCCCGTAAGTGGCAACTGAACCCGAGGTCCTGGCGGTCGAGAAGCTTCACCAGGCCGCCCAGGCCCGCCTCGGATTCGCCGCGGCCTTCCTCTCCCTGGCCGAATGGCAGGCCGTCGCCCCGCTGAACCCGGCGGGCACGGCCGCCTCATGGCTGACGTTTTCCCTCAAGGCAATCGTCGCCATCCGCATATTGTCCCGAAAGCTGGCGGTACAGCACTACCAGCTGATCCGGGCGCTGGAGACCGGACGCACGCTCGGCGTGCCGGAAGGGTCCCCAGGAACCACAGGCAGCACCACGCTCGGTGATCTGCGGAGCAACTTCCGCAACACCGCACTGGACATCGCCTCCCTCCCGTCGCCGCGCACGCGCAGCGACGACCCCGACCTGCGCTGGTTCGAGGAGCAACTCGCCTCGATCCCGCCGGACGCCCTGCCCGGCGTAATCCATCTCGATGACATTGAGGTGGATCCGCTGATCCAGGACGTGCTGGACGCGGAGAAGATCGGGGACGCAACACGGATCTCGATCGACAAGTACACGTGGCCCGGGGACATGTCCGCCGCCCAGGTGGACGAGGCATACCGCGAACTGCTCCGGAAGCAGACGGCGGACGCCTCCACCAAGGTGGACGGCCTGCGCCAGAACGCAGACATCACCCCGGATGAAGCCCTGACCGGGATCGAGACCGCGCACGACACCGCAGGATCCATCGGGTCCGGCACCGTCGACGCTGCCGGCATGGCCGGCGGCCGGAACGCCATCCTCGACGCCATCAGGAACGACAGGCTCGTCCTGGCCGTGGCGCGGGGAACCGGCCCCGATCCCTGCGCATTCTGTGCCATGCTCGCCAGCCGCGGCTTCGTCTACAAGAGC